TCTTGTTCTAATATAACTGATGCTTTTTTTATATCTTCTTTTGTTGGTGTATTTTGGAACCTCATCAAAGAGTTTAAGTTATATTGCTTATCTTCTAGAGGCTTGTATTTAAACTCATTAAATATCATCTTTGATAATCTTTCATCATCATTATCTTTATCTTTGAATATGTTCACTCCACATAACTGAGTAATTTGTGGTTCAATAGAAGTTATTTCCATAAATCTGTTAATCAGTCTAATATATTCTGGTCTATCTAATTTTAAATTTGTAACAACTCTATTTATACCTATAATTACAACAGCTAAAGATCCATTAACACTTTCTACAATATCCTTGTATTTTAATACTTTTGAATTATACATAGACATTAATGCAGCATGATATTGTGAATTGCATGTTCCAATTTCAACAACCTTCTTTGACACAGGATCTATAAAATCAGGAGTTAAATTTCCTTGATAATGCTCTACTCCCATTGATGATAATTTTTTGTCTGTCTCCTCTTCACATTCATTTGATATATAATCATGTCTAACATTTTTAATTCTTTTGCCATAGATTTCATCAGATATTAATAATCTCCCTTTGTCTGTTTTAATAGAAATTGTATTTTCATTTCTGAAAGGAATAAGTTTTGTTTCTATCCTACCTTCATAATAATATGTTTGAGGATCAGATAGAAATTCTTTTTCAGTATAAGTTATGTTTGATCCAACCACAACATTACAAAATCTAGTAGCAGGTAAGAATAAAACTTTAAGATTTGTTTTACATTGAGAACATCTTTGAATCTTTTGTGTGAAATAGGGAACATGTCGCTTACCTGTTCTCTTGCAATTCTCGCATCCATAATACATTTCAAAAGGCTCTTCTATTATATCCCCTTCAATTATTAAATGTGATATAGGTCTGTTAATAATTGAAAATGGAGAACACTTAATTTCAGGTTTTTGAACATATTTTAATATGTCTGTGAATTTAGGATATTTTCCTAGTTCCTCATAAGCTGACAATTTATCTTCAATTGGCTTCAGATAACAATATCCGTCTTTTAAAGAATCATTGCACATGATAAAGCATTCATCTTCGAAACTTGTTCTTCTATAATGCTTGCAGATTGATTGTTGAGATTTGCTATGTTTGATAACTCTGTTAGTCCAACACATTATGCTGATGATTGAATGAAAGAAGCCGACTTTATGTTTATACTTGTTGATCACGGAATTTGTAATTTGCTGATTAGTTAGGGGTCC